ATTTACATATGTTAATTTTCCTGTCAAATAATGATGGTAGAGTGTCAGCTAACTATAACACTTTAAAAGGACGATCGTTATGTTCAATTAACTCGCGATTGTTGTCTACGAATGTTAAGGTAGACTACCGTGATCTTGAAAATTCTGAGGTTACTGTTAATTATTTAAATTCTCTTTCTTCATCAGATCGTGATAACGCAGTAACGACTGATAAGCGTTTTTTTATTTTAGATTCATTTATTACTGATCATCCTGATACATTAGTAGAGACGTATGATCAACTTTTATATTTAACCCAGGAAAAGGGTTCTTTACGATCGTGGAACAAGCAAGTACAAGAATCATGGTCATTATTAAATGATGTTCCAGAGTGGTTATTGGGTCATGCTGAACTACGTGATTTATGGTTATCTAATTATCAAAGTGAATTGGTTAAGTTACGTATGCGACAAAATCAATGCGCCAAAGATGATAATGATGCTAGAAAAGTGTACGAAGGCGTATTAGCTAAAAACAAATTAGCTTTGGCTGTAGATGAGGATTTAATTTATGAAGCTAATCCCGTTATATTGATTCACAAAATTCAACCTAGTGCTCTTAGTGAAGCTGAAATTCTAAAGTTACACTCTCTTAATAAAGAGGAACGAAAATTAGTTCGAAAAGAAATGGTCAATGACTTCAGAATTTCGTTGTTGAAACGATATAATGAAGGTACTTTGACAAAACAAGAATTATTTAAACTTGTAAAGTCGGAGTAGCGGGGCAAGTAATTTTCGATGATTTACCAAAGGTTAAACTTCGAATGGTTAAGTTTATGAAGGAATGGGATAAGTATAGCCAAGAATTACATGAGAGCAAATTTAGTGATTATCGTTTTGATTATTTGGATGATAATTTAAAGATTAACGATAATTCATTCGATAATAAATTACTTTCAACTCATTCCGATAATATAAGAGATGAAATTAGAAATAAGTATAACAATAGATTCTCTAATATGGGTAGATTGGGTCGTTATAATACTTATAGTCTTGAAAATAATGGTGAAAACATTGAATTAAAGACTTATAAACATAATAATTATTATAAATCATTAAAAGACTTAATTAAAGGAAGTAAAGAATGTAAAGATCATGTAAAATTTGGTTTGCCCTTACCCATTACTAAAGATTGTAAATTAGTTGGTGTATTGAAAAATTTTAAACGACGAAGTTTTTCAAAAATTCGAAGTTATGAGAAGGATTATTTGATGTTATACTATAATCATAGAATCGATGTTGATTATAACGAAACTGATGATAATAATATTCAGACTTTTAATGGAGATTGGAGGCATAATAGTCAAAATCTAATAGATATGGCTACTCCGAAAGAGAAAACTTATAATCGTTATGAAATAATGAACGGTATATTGTCTCGTGTGGATATAGATTTTAAATTACCTTATGTCGGTGAATATCATCCTAAAATGATTTTAGGATTAGATGTTAAACCTAGTGCCTATCCTGGTTTATCTACTAGTACTAAAATAGCTATGAAGCGTCGAGATAGTAGTCCTTATACAAAGGATTACACTTATAAATATGCTCAACAAATTATGAAAAGTAAACGTCAAATTTTAGATACATCTTTGATCACGCTGGGTGGTCGTGAGAAAAGATTGAAATTTAAAACTGAAGAAAAAGGAAAGAAACTTAAGACTAGAGTTACTTGTATGGGAGAAGATGTGCCAACATTAATATCTCAAAGTTTAGTAAATCCAATTACTAATTGTATTCCCGAAATTGATGATCATTTTAGTCAATTAGCGAAAGTTTACGGTCAAGGAAACATGTTACGTTATAAGGATATGATGCAACCCAGAGAATGGGATGAATTAGTTTGTGATTTAGATTATAGTGGTCATGATAACAATACTTCTGAAGATCAAATTGTTGTTGCATATGCTTTATTGAGATTGTGTTATAGACCCGGTCGAGATATAGATAAATTATTCTTTTATAGTATGAGTAGTATGATTTTTAAAAGGTTCGTTTTACCCGAATCTAATTTGATTTACAAAATTTCGAAAGGTGTATCAACTGGACATGGTTTTACGTCGTTAATCACGACACTAAGCGCATATGGCACTTTAGCTACCGCTATCAAACGTGTTACTGATCGTATGGAATGTTCTGAAAGAGTTAAGAAATTCAATTCAACTTATATAGGAAACGCAGGAGATGATTGCAACATTCGTCAACATGTTGATTTAATGAACTTGGTTTATGAAGATGTAATTAATGAATCTGGTCATACAATTGATAATATGAATGATAACGGTTATATAGATAGTCGGAATCCTATATCTAGGGTTACTTTCCTTAAGAAACAATTTTTTGAGTTCTCTTGGAATGAAAGAGAATTATTTACTAATTTAGTTCATCCAACAACCTCTGAAAAAAATTTTGGACATCGAGCTGATAATTTAAAAGTCTTACTTTATCAGTCCCCGATGAATTCTGTTTTAAACAATAAGCTCATTTGTTTAATTATTTGTTATATTTTATCAGGTAAAGGATATCAATTTTACGATATGTTGAAAGCTCAGCATGACGGTCGTATATTAAAAATTGATTTATTCATTACCGAATGTTTAAAAATAGGATTTCATAATCCAGACTTTATTGATTTATTAAAGAAACTTGATTATGGAAATTTTTTGAGTTGTTTTTCGATAGTTAATAAAGGTAAGCTTTATGGCGACAGAAGTATGTTTGGGTGTAATCAAGTTATTGACTTGAATACATTTGTACAAGAACAGTTAGTAAAAATTCAAGAAACTATTCCTAAAAAGCAAAGATGGTTTACTAGAAATGTTAGATATAAGATGCATCGTTCAAAGAATACTTTAACAGTTTATGATTTTATGAAAACTTATACCAGACCTAAAAGTAATAACATCAGTTATGACGCGTTAAGAATATATTATAACAGATTAGATCTTCAATATAAAAACACGTG